GTTTCCCAGTCACGATCGAGCAGGTAGGCGGCGAGAAGGAAATCGTCCGTGATGAATCAGGGAATATCGTAGGCTCACGACCAAAGGCGGTAAATGGCTAAGCTCACCCAAAAGCAACGTGAAACACGCGGCAAGCAAGCGCAGAAACTACTGGACAACAAGCTGTTGAAGGAAGCATTTGAGTCCGTGAAACAATCGGCTCATCAGCAGATTGAGGAAGCACCACCAAGCGACTTGGAAACATTGGTGCTATGTAAGGAACGGCTGCACGTTCTCAAGAGTGTTGAGGAAAACATACGCCGCTTTATCAAGGATGGTAAGGCTGCGAGTTCTCAAATGATTGAGGAAGACAGGCCCCCGTATCTTGGAGATATAGCAAAATGGAGAATGCAGAAACAGCAGAACTAACCCCTGAGCAACGCATTGAACAGAAGTTATTCGGCGAGCCTGAGGAAGAGGTGGTTGCTGAACAGGCTGAAGAGGTCGAAGCTACCGATGAACTGGAGGCTGAAGATCAAGTTGAAGGCGATGAGCTGGAAGCTGAAGAGGGAGAGGAAGCCGAGGAAGAACTAGAGCTTCACGAAATCGAGATTGATGGCCAGGTCTACGAGGTTCCCGAGCCTATCCAGCAGGCCATTATGCGTGATGCTGACTACACGCAGAAATCACAGGAGAACGCGCAAGAACGCGAGACCTTAGGCGTATTGCGAAGCCAGAACGAACAGGCTGCTCAACAGCATGAGTTTCTTGAGTCGGTACGCGAGGAGGAAGCACAGGCAGGACAGATTGACTGGCAGATCAAAGAGCTTCGCGACTACATGCGGAACAATATCGATCGGTTGACTGGCAATGATCTTGAAAAGGTCAGGTTTCAGATTGACGAGCTGAACGTGCAAAAGGATGGAATTGTTCAAGCGGTCAAGGTAAAGTATGGGGAATTTCAGCAAGCCGCGCAGCAATCCCGTGAGGAACTGCGCGCCAAGAGCACTGAAGTTCTGAAGGTCAAAATCCCCAACTGGGGTGACGATACGCAAAAGCAGGCAACTGATTACGCGCTCTCTGTGGGCTTTACCCAGGAAGAGCTTGATAACTCGGTTGATCCCCGCGAAATGCAGGTGTTGTTCGAGGCAGCACAATATCGTCGTCTTAAAGAGGGCAAGGCCGGTGCGGTTAGACAGGCACGATCCGCGCCTAGAATTCGTCCGCGTGGTCGCTCAACGACGAGCGAGGAAACCAAGCGGAAGATTTCCGTTAGAAAACGGCTTAATAGCACGAACGATCCAAAGGCAAAAGCAAAGGTTTTGCAGGATCATTACGCGAATACATTGTTCAAGTAGGTTCGTGCCAGTTATAAGGAAATAACATGGCTGCAATTACAGGAACTTCAAGTAGCTACTCAGTAGGAACCGGTGGTGGTAACCGGGAGGATTTGTCGGACACGATCTATGATCTGTTTGCTGACGACACGTTCTTCCTGACCAACCTTGATCGGTCGTCCTCAAGTGCTACGACTCACGAATGGCTGGGTGACAGCCTTGCAGCGGCTAGTTCTAATATCGCGATTGAAGGTGATGACGCCTCGTTCGGGACGATTAGCAACGCTGCTCGCTACGGCAATTACACCCAGATTTTCAAGAAAACCTTTCTCGTATCACGTACTCAAGAGAGTGTGCAGAAAGCAGGTCGTGCGTCTGATATCTCACGACAGGCTATCAAGCAGATGCGAGAGCTCAAAAACGACGTTGAGCTTGCTATCGTCACCAACCAGGCTGGTACTGCTGGCGGTACGGGTACTGGCAGGTCAATGGCTGGTATGGAAACGTGGATTGGTGAGGCAACGACATCGGGTGGCTCGACGGCTGCTAATGTTGTGCGCGCTACGACCACGGCATCTGCTACCACGCCTGCGGTTGCATCCGGTGTGCCGGGTACAGCACCGACTGATGGCACAACCACAGGTGCATTGACTTCCGGGGCATTGAACGCCGCGTTAGAGGGTGCCTGGGATGACGGTGGTGACACCGATATCATCGCGGTTGGCGCTCAGGTCAAAAACACCATTAACAACCTCACCTCCATTGCGACACGACAGGTCGACGTATCCCGCACGGCGCAAGCCAGCATTACGGGCGCTGCTGATCTGTATGTCTCAAACTTCGGAGTTCACAGGGTATTGCTGCATCGTCATGTACGTGACAGTGTGGCGTTATGTCTTGATACTTCGCTGTGGGCATGGGCTCCGCTTGACGATTTCTTCATGGAACCGTTGGCGAAGACCGGTGATGGTGATAAACGACAGCTGATTGTCGAGGGTACGTTAGAGGCCAGAAATTATATTGGCAATGCGAAAGTTGTTGCAATAGGGTAACATAGTTCTAATCACTAGAATCGTTGTTATCACTGCTGTAAGCGAGGCTGGGGTCTATGTGGCCCCAGCCTTTTCCTTTTAGTATGGTATATACATTAGCTGAGGTGCATCCGACTACGTTGGCGATCTTTGGCCCGCTCCATTTTAGTTTGCGCAATGCGTGTATTGCCTCTACTTGCTCCGCATTTAGTTTTGAGTTGGGGTGTCCTTGCCCTTTTGCGTAGCTGTCGAGCGTATTAGTGCCGTGCCATCTATTTTGAGCGGGCGTGACGTACTCAAGATTTTCTACCCTGTTATCCGATTTAACCCCGTTCTTGTGATGCACCTGGAAAGGTGACTCACCTATAAATGTTAGCGCCACCAGTCTGTGCACACGAAAGCATTTTTGCCTGCCTCTGACACTAAGGTGAACGATTTCATAACCGTCCTTGTCGGGCTTTATTTTCGGATTGTTTTTTGGCCCTGTCTTTGAGTGTACGGGCTTTCTGATATCGCCTGAGTCAGAGATTTGATAATCTGTGGCAATAGGTATAGTTTTCCAGTTTGTCATGTTATCTCCTAATTACAATGGCTGTAAGGTATGGATAATAACATGATTACCGGACACCGCACGGCCAATCGCTCGCCGTGTTGTGTTGGATGGAATAAGGATGTTCCATTTAGGGTGCGCAGGGATTCTGTCTCTGCGCGCCTTTTTTGTGGAGAGAGTATTTCGATTGGTGGTGTGCAACAAAGTGAAACTGCAATGAAGCAATAAGGTCGATTCGCGATTCTCATGGCCGTAAGCTACTCACAGCTACTCCGGTTAGTCGCACCATCATTCAAAATATTAGGAGAAAAGATGTCTGAATTCATAGGTTATAACGCTGATCGCGGCACATGGTACGAGGCTGATTTCGAGGATGATGGCACGACACACCTGCATACCAAGCAGGACTGCCAGCCCGTATTGGATCGGCTGAAGAAACTACGCAATAGCGATGCGTACCAAAAAAAGGGCATGAAGGAAGAGCTGTTTCATCTCTGCTCAATTCCTGCCGGCGTAGAGGTTGAGTTACGCAATCGCGGCATCAATATCTATAACCGACATCAAGTCAATGATGTGCTGAAGATTATCGATGAGGAATATCCGTATCTTAAAGCCACGCGCAAAAAGCACCGAGTGAACCTCTCTTGAATGAAGACCTGAAGCTTGCCCAGCAGCTTGCCAATGAAAACGACTGGGATAACGCCTATATGTTGGTGGATAAACACTTATGGCATGACCCCAACAACGTCGACTGGTTGATGATCATGGTCTTTATCATGCTGGGTACGGGCAAGCACACGATAGCGTACAACCTCGCTAAACGCTGTGTAGACCTAAAGCCCAACGATCCGTCCATGTATTTGAACTTTGGCATGACGGCTAACGACCTGTGGCGACCCGCTGAGGCTGAACGTCTATACAAACGCGGCATGAAGCTCAGCAATAGAACTGACCAAATCTGCAAGTTCCTGATCAACCTGTCAGGCGTGTATATCGACAACGGGGATTTTGAGGGCGGCAAGAAACTGTGCGAGCAAGTTCTCGAGCTAAACCCTGACTCACGCAAGGGTGCTGCAAACCTCGGATTCTGCCAAGCAGCACTCGGGGAGTGGGATAAATGCTGGCCCAACTACCGGTATTGTCTAGGCACTGAGTGGCGACCCAAGACACAATATGGCGAGGAGCCCGAGTGGGACGGTGTTTCACGTGGAACAATCGTTCTATATGCCGAGCAAGGTATTGGCGACCAGATATGCTTTGCCTCCATGTTGCCCGATATGCTGGAGTGGTGCGAGAAAAACGATTCAACCGTAGTGTTAGATGCAGACTGGCGCTTGTACAACATATTCGAGCGCTCGTTTCCAGGTCTTGCGATGTATCCCACCGCAGGAGTAAAGGCTGAGAACATGCAACCACAATGGCGTTGGGCTGATGAACATTGTGAGATTGACTACTCTTTACCGATGGGCCAGTTGGCCGAGTATTTCAGGACCAGTGCAGAATCGTTTCCAAAAAAGGCTTATTTGACGCCTGACGCGGACGAGGAATTCAAGTGGCGATCCCTGTTCGATGCCAAGAATAAGCCCGTTATCGGCGTTGCATGGACCGGTGGTATGCCCAAAACAGGCGCACACAGGAAAACATTGAGACTTGAGCAGTTGCTACCGTTATTTGAGTCGATAGATGCGCATTGGGTATCGTTGCAGTACAAGCCTGCGGGTGAGGAAATCAAGGCGTTCAAAGAAAAGCACGACATTGATATTGTGGAGTATCGCAATGCAACACTGGGCAAGGACTACGATACTACGGCGTCACTGGTGGCGGCATTAGACGCTGTGGTGTCGGTGCCTACGTCAGTTGTGCATCTTGCCGGCGCATTAGGTGTGAGAACTGTCGCAATGGAAGCGCCTATGCGTTGCTGGAAGTTTGAGGCAGGTAATCCATTTCACCCCATGACCGCACAGATACCGCACTCTGATGACTGGGACGCGACGATTAAAGAAACTGCATCACACCTGGAGGATTTGTGTTTAAAGAAGTAGACAAAGAAAGATTTTGGTCTAGGGTTAAAATTAAAGGCCCGAAAGATTGCTGGGAGTGGGTTGCAGGAAAATCTAACGGATACGGATCATTCAAACTGAGAAAGCACTTGCCAGCTATTGGCAGCCATAGAGTTGCTTACGAGCTTAGTAACGGACCGATCCCTGATGGATTTCATGTCATGCACAAGTGCGATAACAGGGCTTGCTGTAATCCAAGTCATTTAATTCCGGGCAATAACAAAGCCAACATAATGGATTCTGTTCGGAAAGGCCGCCGTAAGGGCGTTACACGCAATCGTCCAAGCGGGCTTACATACAAGACTGGCGCTGATTATCAATCAAAGTGGCGATGGGCTAGAGATAGAATGAGGGATATGCGAGCTTGTGGTTGCACATACAAAGAGATTTCCGATTGGTTCGGGTGCGCGGTTATGACCGTGCATAATCAGCTAGAGAAACCATTGTGAGTCGCTATTCCGTATACATTGGTTACGACCCGCGACAACCTGTTGCCTACAACATCTGTCAGCATTCTGTGGTCAGTAATGCGTCAAAACCGGTCTCAATAACGCCATTGATCCTGTCTCAGCTGCCAATTACGCGCCGAGGGCTGACTGAATTCACGTTTTCGCGCTTTTTAGTGCCGTATTTGTCTGGTTTTAGGGGCAATTCGCTGTTTATGGACCCGGATATGATCGTAACAGGCGATATTTGCGAGCTTTTGGACGGTATAGACAGCACAAAGGGCGCGGTACATGTGGTTAAAGACCAGCCACAGTTCGAATGGCCCTCAATGATGGTATTCAGCAATATGCGGTGCAAAACATTGATGCCTGAGTACGTCAACAACCCTGAGAACAACCTGTTTGACCTAGAATCATGGTCGAATCAGGGTGTGGGTGAATTGCCGGCTGAGTGGAATTATTGCGTCGGGTACAAAGAGCAGCATGAGCATTCAAAGCCAGCGGAGGCGAATCTATACCATTTCACAATGGGCTTGCCGTTTTGGGAGGAAGTGTGGTCGTGTCCTGAGGATATTTATTGGGATCAGGCATTCAGAAAAGCATTATCATCCTGTAGCTATATGGAGCTAATGGGAAATTCAGTACATGAACAGCGGAGGCAGAAAGGTGGGTGAGTGGAAGAATTACTATGCGCAACGCCTAAAGTCTACAAAAGAGAGGTTTTGGGAAAAGGTTGATATATCTAGTGATTGCTGGGAATGGATCGCCAGCAAGAATAAGTTAGGTTATGGCAATTTTTCTGTTGATGGAACTCACATGCTAGCTCATCGCTACTCAATGATATTGGCTGGCCACGAAATCCCAGATGGAATGGCTGTTTTGCATCGTTGCGATAATCCTCCATGCGTTAATCCAAGCCATCTTTATGTTGGGACATGGGCTGATAATGCGCGAGATCGTGATAGCAGGGGTCGATTAGGTGACCGAAAGGGCGCTTGCAATGGAAATTCAAAGCTAACTGAGGCGGACATACCCAGAATAAGGGATATGATTATATGTGGCGCGCCTCAAACAGAGATCGCAAAATGGTTCGGCGTTCACCCTTGTACTATTTCTGATATCAAGCATGGCAGAAGGTGGTTGCATGTTAATTAGCGAAGAATATCGACAGCAACAAGAAAAGTTACACGCCAAGGGTGGTTATGGTGTAACTGCAAAAAAATATGGGGCGATGATTTCCAGAATTATCGACAAGACTGAGGTTGACACTGTATGTGATTACGGATGTGGGTCTCAGCCATCACTAATGGAAACCCTTAAGCCTGAGAGGGATATCGTTTTACAGCTATACGACCCTTGTGTGCCTAAATACGCTGATACACCCAAGCCATCTGATCTTGTTGTGGCGTGTGACATGCTCGAACATATAGAGCCTGACCTGCTGGATAATGTGCTTGATCATCTTGCGGAACTAACACAGCAGATATTGTTCTGCTCGATCAATACCGGGCCTGCGGGCAAAACCCTTGAGGACGGACGCAACGCGCATCTAATACAGGAGCCTTTGCCGTGGTGGGTGCCTAAGCTGTGGGAGCGCTTCACAATACAGACAGTACAGGTCGCAGGGCCACAGGAATTCTTTGTTATAGCACAGGCTATTGACCTCAGCATTGATTTTGGACCCAAACCGATTGCAGATAAGGCTATAATCGTAGAGTGAACTAGCACAAGGAAGGTGCGAGACTATGGCTGTTATTACGAATTACGCCACGTTGCAGACGGCGATAGCGGACTATCTCGCCAAGGGTGACCTGACCACGTTCATTCCGAACTTCATACAAAATACCGAAGGAAAGCTCTACCGTGAGCTAAACCTGCGCAACGAAGAAACACAGTTATCAATATCTGTATCGAGTGGCACAGGTACGGTTCCGACCGATTTCAAAGGACTTAAACACGCCTATGTCGATCAATCTCCAATCGTCCCGTTACAGTGGGCCACGATAGACTGGCTGTATACCAACTATCCATTAAGGACCGGTTCTGCTACTCCTGCATTTATATCCAGGGACGGCGCTAATTTTGTGTTTGGCCCGAACGCCAAAGACCTGACGCTAAAGGGCGTGTACTACGCCAAGCAAGACAACCTGCACACGACCGACGGTAGCTGGTACGTGGTCAATGCACCTGAGTTGTTGCTGTACGGTGCGTTACTGGAGGCAGAACCATTTATCCGTAATGACGAGCGCTTACCACTATGGCGCAGTATGTTCGAGGAAGCCAAGAAAACGGTGATGATCGAGAACCGCAACACCGAGACTACGCGGGGCCGTAAGGCTGCGAGGATTTAGTTATGTCCCTCGTCAAGCTCGATTTCCTTAACTGGCGACCTGATCAACAGGACTTCAGGCATGACGGCCTGGCAGGACCAAGCGGTGCCAATAACGTCTATCACGCGCCCGAAGGCTGGGTGCCGTTCAAGTCATCAACGACCAGCAACTTTACGGTGGGGGCGGGCAATACAGCATTAGCTACTACGCCATCACTGGTCATTAAAAGTGTAGGCACAGCCGACCAGCGGATTGTGGCATATCTGCATAACGGGGTAACCGCAGGCGCAGGGTTCACCATTGATATGTCGATAGGCATATTCTCGGACGGATTTACAACCATTGGTCAATATACGACCTATACCAGTTCAACGATTACCAGCGCATACACTGGCAACAACATATCGGCGTTCCAGGTCTGCGAGCTTGACGATAAGATATTCTTTACCGCGCAAGCCGAACTGCCAGCCACCACAGCTTTGAATGCTAGTGCGCCTGTGATTACGCTCAATTCCACAGGATACGCAACGATATGAGCGGATTTAAATACGATCTTCCGGGTTCAGGTGGTGGTACGTTTGCGAGCATAAGTATTCCGGCTGTTGCCTGTGCTGCGGTGCGTGATTTTATTTTTATCCTGCCTACCGCTAATCGCTATTCTGTTCGTTGGTCCGCATCTGACGATCCTAGTGATTGGCCAACGCCAGACACAAACGACGCACGAACCAAGCAGGCAGGACTACAGACGTTTCCGAATAAGTTTGGCGTGGTGACTGGTGTTGTGGGTAATGATTTCTATGCGTATATATTCCAGGAACGTGCTATCTGGAAAGCGACGTATCTAGGCGGCGATATTGTTTTTAGCTTTGATGCGTTCGAGGAAGGACGCGGCTGTCATGCGCTTGGACGCTATGAGCGTGTTGATGACAAGGTATTCTTTGAATCTGAGTTCGGCTATCACATGCTTGAGAACGATATCGTAACCGACATTGGATATGGTCGCGTTGATAACACCTACAGGCCAACCAGCTAATGGCTATTGTAACCCCAGCACAAGAGGAACAGAAAAACGTCGCCATCAATCCGTCGATGAAGCTGGTGTTTTTCCAGGATCAAGCGTTGGTGTACAACTACGGTACAGACCAGTGGTCACGGTTGAGCGTTGTTGATAATCGTCGCATATTTTCAGTGCAAGACCCGGACAGAGTTTTGGGAACGGTATTAGGCTCAACGCTATTCGACACGGTGCTTGTTAGTGACTCGACTTTCACTGCGGCTGCTGTTTCTACCGTTTCATTTGTGACAGCAGAGTTTGAGCTTGATCCTGGATTCCAGTCCAATGTTATTGGCTGCCAGCCCCTAGGTGATTCTGTGTCTGTCAACAACATAAGAATTACATCAAGAGATTTGTTAACAGAGGCGCAGGCCACTACTACCGTGACAGGAAGCGCGGTTAACTCACGAACAGGGTTTGCCGAGTTCAGGGGCGCGGCAACTTACACGACCGGCGCATATCACAGCGCAAACCTACAGCTTACCAGTGAGTTTAATGCGGTGACCGGTGCTTACTTTGAGTTTTTCAGGACAGGTCGGGTATGAAGAACGGCCACGCTATACTCGAACGGCCCAGGGTCATGTGGTTTATGTCCAAGGACATACCGTTAGTGTGGGATCGAGTATCGGAGGGTATTGAGCGCGGCCTAATGCAGGGTTCGCCCTATACGCTGCAAGATATACACGACAACCTGATTAGCGGTCATATGCAGCTATGGACGTATGGCGAATTTACCTATGACGCTGTGCTGGTCACAAAATGCGACGAGGACTGCCTGTTATTGACGCTAAGCGGCTATGATATGGGCCAGTGGTTGCATCATTTGACCTTGATCGAACACTGGGCAAAGCAATGCGAGGCCAAGCGTATGCTGATCCACGGCAGAAAGGGGTGGAAACGCGTGCTAAAAGGGTATAATAGCCAGGGCAAGGATGCCGATGGCTGGACGATACTGACAAAGGATTTGTAATGGGTAGCGGGCCAACAACGACCACAAACCAAAGTGGTTTCTCGAATTCAAATAACCGAATTGTATCGGACGATGCCTCACGGAATACCGTCCGCAATGATCAAAGGCTTGATCCCACTGTAGCGGCTGCTATTGGCGACATCAACAGCGCTCGAGCTTTTGGCGACCGCGACCCTAACAGCAACGCTGCCCGAAACCTTATAGGCCAGACGTTACAGGGTGATTTCCTGCCCGGCAATAACACAGCGCTTGAGGGAATATTTAATCAAGGCGCAGACAAGATTACCAATCGCCTGAATACCAGCTTTTCACGCGCTGGCCGAAACACAGGCGCGGCAAGACCTGTAGCGGCAGATGAGCTAGGTTCGTTCAGAGCACAGTTGTTTGGCCCTGCATTTGAGAACGAGCGCAATCGACAAACCGCAGCGATAGGGCAATCACAGCAATTTAACCCGCTTGATCAGTTTCTTGGTAGGCTTCAAGGGCTGGCAGGTGTTGCCGGCAATACCAGCACATCGAACGCGGATTCATTGCGCGATATAACGTCAAGAACCGCATCAAGTGGAAGTGGTACAAGCGAGGAAAGGGCATCGTTCCTTGATCGTGCGTTCGGCGTGTTAGGGCTGTTCTGATGCCTTTCGGTCTCTTTTCACGCCTGCAACGACCACCTACGGCAGAGGAATTGCTCTCAAATCCAGAGGCTTTTGGTGGTACACCCCCGATATTGCCACAAGGCCCGCCGCCTAAGCTCCCGCCTGCGATTAGTACGGTTGCTGGACGATCAGGTGTCGGCAGCGCCGCAGGAGTAAACGCCTCACGCACTGCTGCCTCCTCACCCGCTGGATCACCTAGCCCGGTAGATTTAATACTGGGTCGGCTGGGTGGTTTTGGTCGTGCCTTACAGCCCGTTGCTGACTTTGGTTCACAGCTTGCTGACAGAGGCCGTGATGCGGCACGATCAGGAGCGCTGGCAGGCCTAGCACCACAGTTTACGCAAGGCGTGATGCAGGCTGATCAGAATCAACTAGCACAAAACCAGGCAGAGCTTAACAGGCAGCTTATTGAGGCTCAGATCGGGCTAACTGGCGCACGGACTAGCGCCCTGGAAAATCCGGTGTCACAAAACCCAACTGGAGGCAATGTGCAGTCCACGTTTACTGGAGACAATGGCAATGTTCACCTGGTTTCCAGGGACGGAACCGTGACAGATACCGGCTTTCAGGAAAGTAGTAATGTGCAATTGGTAGAGCAGGATGATGGCTCTGTTGTTGCTGTTGATCGTCGCACTGGGCTGGCCATTGGTACGCCAATATCGCCAGAACAGGCTTCTGAGGCGGCAGGTCGTCAAACAGACGTTGTCGCCGGCAGAGCTGGTGCTACCCGTCAAGCCACAGAGGATGTGGGCGCGCCTGTAGAACTTGAAGGAAGCATCGACGAGGCTGAGCAGTTTATCGGTCGATTACGGCAGGCTAGTGATGACCTTAAAAGCGGTCGCCTGAATACCGGCTTTGTTGCAGGCAGATTCCCTGCACTATCGAGCGCTGCACAACGGTTTGATGAGATTGCCAGCACGGGTGTATTGAATGATCTGGCTAGCGGTAGCTTCGGTCAGTTGAATACGTCTGAGTTGCAGTTTGTCAAAGACCTGAACATCGCCAGAACCAAGAACGAAGATGTCAATATTGATCAAATTGATCGACTGACCAATATCTTGCAACGTGAGGTTAACCGATCCAATAGGGATCGTGACTGGGAAAC